TCTGTCTTATGTTTTATTGGAAAAAGATGTTCAGGGAAATCTTATTTATTAAGAGATATACTTAGTTATCATGAATCATTAAAAGCGGGTGTTGTAATAAGTCCTACAGAACAAGCAAATCAATTTTTTCAAAAATTTATTCCTAATTTTTTAATATATGATGAATTTCAAGGTGATATAGTTAAAAAATTTTTAGATAGACAAATAAAAATAACAAAACAAACAAATGATCAAATAAAAAAATATGGAACTTCTGATATTGATCCACGTGCTTTTTTAATATTAGATGATTGTTTATATGATAAATCATGGCCTACTGATAAAAGTATAAGAAGTATATTTATGAATGGAAGACATTATAAAATATTTTTTTTATTAACCATGCAATATTGTTTAGGATTACCTCCAATATTAAGAGCAAATGTAGATTATGTTTTTATTTTTAAAAATAATATGATTAAAGAAAGAGAAAAATTATATAATTATTATGCTGGTATGTTTAATGATTTTGGTACTTTTTGTAAAGTAATGGACCATTGTACAACTGATTTTTCATGTCTTGTTATTGATAATAAAACTCAATCTAATAAATTGGAAGATCAGGTTAAATGGTATAAAGCTAAAGATGTAGAGGATTTTAGATTATGTTCGCCGGAATTATGGAATTTATGTGCATTAGAAAATGAAAAAAGAGAGAATAAATTATTTTATGATGATGATGAAGAAGACAATGAACCAGATTATGATCCTAGTGTTTTTGTAAAAAATAAAAATAAGGTAAATATTAATATTAAAAAGAAAAATTAATTTATATATAGATAATAATGGTTTCTTTTAAATATGATACAATTATTATTGGTTCAGGTGTTGCAGGATTAGCATTTGCTAATTATTCATTAGAAGCAAATTCTAATCAAAAAATATTAATAATAGAAAAAGATAATATAATAGGAGGATGTCATAAGGTAAATAGAAAGAAATATAAAGATGAATATTATTTTTGCGAACATGGACCAAGAGTTTATATTAATAATTATGTAAATTTTATGATGTTATTAAAATCAATGAATTTAAATTTTTATGAATTATTTTCAAAATCATATTCATTATTTGCAGTATCTAATAAATTTTTAATTGAAGATGGAATTTTTAATATTAGTGAATTATTTTATATAATTAGAGATTTTATTTTTGTTATTTTTGTAAATAATCATGGTATTAATATTTCAATGAAAAATTATATGGATACTAATAACTTTTCACAAGAAACTAAAAATAAAATAGATTTAATGTGTAGAAGTTTTGATGGTGGTGGTAGTGATAGAATTTCCTTAAATCAATTTATAAATATAACAATACAGACATTATTATATTCAGTGTATATACCTAAAATCCCAAATGATGAGGGATTATTTAAATATTGGAAAAAATATTTAGAAATGAATAAAGTTAATTTTATTATAAATAATGGTGTTAAAGAAATTATAGAAAATAATGAAAAAAATATAGAAAAGATTATTTTAAATAATGGTGAAGAAATATCAGGTAAAAGATTTATATTTGCTATACCTCCAGAAAATTTAATAAATTTACTAGAAAAATCTAATTTAAAAAATTCTTTTGGAAATTTTGATGAATTAAAAGAATATACTAATATTACTAAATATGAAGAATATATATCAATTACTTTTCATTGGGATAGTTCTTTAAATAACTTAATTAATGATATAGATAAATTTAATATAAAAACTGAATGGGGATTAATAACTTCTAATTTAAGTTCTTTTATGAAATTTAAAGAAAGTAAATCTAAAACAGTTATTAGTTGTGCTGTGATTTATACAAATAAAAAATCAAGTTTTAATAATAAAACAGCAAATGAATGTAAAATAGAAGAAGAATTAATGAAAGAAATATTTAGACAATTAAGTTTTATTTATAAAAATATACCAGAACCTACTTTATATTTTATTAATAATATTTATGATAATATTGAAAATAAATGGAAATCAAATGAAAAAGCATATATAAAAGTTCCTAACTATGATTATATTAAATTTCAAAGTCCTAAATATAATAATTTATATACATTAGGAACTCATAATGGTAAACATAAAAATTCATTTACATCACTCGAATCTGCTATAAGTAATTCAATTAAATTAGCAAATATTATTTATAATAAAAAAAATAGAATAAGAAGATGTTTTGATTTAAGAGATTTAATTATCGTAATATTATCATTAATTATATTATTATTAATAATAAGATATAATTATTATGGATGATAATAATAAAGAAAAAATTATAAATAAAACAATGCTTAATATAATTTCTTTAAATGACGAAGATTCACCTAAAATTAATTGTATAAATAATGAAAAAGATTTTACAAATATAAATATTATAGGAAATGATAATGAAAGTGAAGATGATAATATTAAAAGAATAACATCAGCTAGTGCAGATTTGGTTAATATAACAATAGATAATAATGTTATTGATAATAATGACAATAAAATAATAATTCCTTTAAATAAAAAAATAGATGATTTATTAGCTATAATTAAAAATAATAAAAAAAAAATAATAAATAATTTATATATTATATCTTCAAAATATGATATACTTTATTATAGATATAATAATATATCTTTAGCTATTCTAGTATTATCAACTATTATTACTTTTATAGAAGCAATAAGATTAACATTAATAAATTATGATAATACTTATGATGGATCTAGTATATCATTATATATTTCTACAGAAACTATTTCATTAATAATTAATATTATTTCTTTATCTATAAGTACAATATTAACAGTATTAAGTTCTATTGCAAAATTTAAAAATTATAAAGAAAATATGGATAAATTAAAAAATATACATGATACTTTATTTAATTATAAAAATTTATATGATAAACAAAAAGAAATAATTAATTTTTTTAAAACTTCTAATGAATTAAATGAAGATATATATAAAGAAATTCATAATACTATTCAAACTTATAATAAAGAAATAAAAGCAATTAGTATATTTGAAAATATTAGAAATACAGATATTATTAAATTTAATAAAATTAAAGCAATTCAAGATATAAAATTAGAACAAATATTAAAAGGTAGAGAAATAAGATTATTAGAAATTAATACTCTTGCTAAAAATAAAAAAGCAAATATTGGTAACGAAAAACCAAATTGTTGTACTAATATAACTCCATTATAATTATTTTTATACTATTTAGTTTGAATATGCTAAACCACCCATTCCTGATAATATTCGTAATACATTATAATTTACTGTATATATATAAATATCACCTGCTACTTTTGATGATACAGATAAAATTGCTGTATCTATACGTGACATATTTAAAGTTCCTGATGGTTGATGTTCTTCTGGTTTTATAGCAAATGAATAAACATTAATACCACGATGAAATACATCAGGTGAATTCTCATGATGTTGATAAGGTTGAACTAAAGAGAAATAATTACCATCTCTTTCAGCAAAACGATCATTTCCATTTAATTGTATTTTAGCCTTTGATATAGGATTTTCTCCTAAATATACATTATTATCAGCATTTCGAGTACTGAAATTAGTCCAATATAAATCAGCATTTGGTGTTGCAGAAACAGTTGGTTTAACTACCCATACTAATTCTTTACAAGGATGATTAAAATTCATACGAATACTCTTCATAGTATTTTGATTACCAGTAATACTATCACTTCCAGTAAATTGAAGTTGTTCAATTAAATATTCATGTGATAATTGAGCAAAACGACGACGTTCATCAGTATCAAGGAATATATAATCAACCCATAATGAAACATCATTTAAAGCAATATTAGTTAATGCATTTGTAGCACCACCTAAAGAACTATTTTTAATACCAGTTGTATCAAATGCTCCAGATTTTTTAGGCATTTGAAAAGCTTTATCACAATAATTATCACTCTTATCAACTATATTAGCTGCATTTTCAAATTCAATACTAATTTTAACTTCATGATATTGAAGAGCGATTAAAGGAAGAGCAAGACCTACATTGCGACAAAACCAAAATTCAAGTGGAACATTAACTGTATATGATTGTTGAGCTCCTAAATAAATAGAATGATTATATTTATCACCTCCTACCATTAAATAATAACCATCCCGTTTTCCTGCAGGTAATGATAATTCATTCCAAATATATAACCATTCAGCATAATGCTTATCAATACGCTGACCTCCAATTTCTAGTTCAATGGTTTTTAATAATTTAAGACCAAAATAAGGAACTAATGCAAAACCATTATTTTCTATATCTGTAGAAGCATTTGTAGAATTATTTGTAAATCTAGCTCTTAAATATACACGATTAATTAAATCGCCATTTCTAGTTATTTGACATGTAACACGATTTCCAAAATTAGCACTACCATTAAAAGTTTGTTCTATTGCTTCTATAGCAAAATTAGTATGACGACGATATGCAACTTTAAAAAAAGTAATTTGAGGATTACCTGTTAAATAAACATCTTGAGCGCCATAAGCAACAAGTTGAAGAAGACCACCACCCATTTATGCTATATTCTTTATACTATAATAGGAGAAAAAAAAAGAACATTTATTTTT